GTGTTTGACATAGATATTTCCCATTACAATGGTCATGAGTCTTGTCCTATACCATACTTTGACTTTGTGCCTGCCGCTTCAATGTGGATACGGAAACATGATGATGTTATCCAATGCTTACTGAAATCTAACGGAGCATCTCCCGAAGGCAAAAACTGGGTGATGCCTAATGTTACAAGTACTTATGGTGCTCATGTGTTTGGTGACTATGATGAGTATGGTGAATGCTATGAATGTCAATCAGAACTACATCTTGAAGGAGATGATTACTTACGAGCATCTGATGGCAATGTATTCTGTTGTACTGACTGTGCCTCTCAGAATTACATAAGATGGCATACATCAGATAATTGTGAGTGGCGAGCGTATACTCAACCACGTGACCATGGTGGTATACAATGCTACCACGAGCCTACTGTGTTTAGTAACATTGAAGCTGGTATTCGTTCTGGAGAAGGTGTATTTATGTACTTTCACCCTTGGGCTGACACAGAGAATGTCATCATGAGAAGTCGTTGGGCTAATGAACAAGAATGGGGCTTGACAGCAACTTTACCTGTAGCTTTACACGCTAAGAATCCCATCACTGGTAATCTTTATCGTGAAACAGGTTGTGTTAATGTGTGTTACTTGTCAGATTATCGAACTTGTTTCGGTGGTTACCACGAACTTACACCTCAAGGCTTTGCACCTAAACCTCTTTTTATACGAGGTGTACGTAAACGATTTGTCAAAGATGAAAATCTAGTGCATGGAGAGAAAGGCTTAAGAGATTTCATCAAGATAAACAAATCACGGATATTCAAGTTTGATGTTCGTGGCTATGAAGCTGGACAGATACAAAATCTATTCGATAATGTCTGCAAAGATTTCATGGGTACAGATAATGCCTTAAGCTGTGCCGAAACTACCCAAGGCGTAAATATAAAACAACAAACTAAGGAGGGCATATAATGTCTTTATATAATATAAATAACTGGAAAACAGTTGAAGAACCCAAAGTTGAAACAATGACTAAGGTAACTCGTGGTAAACAAATGGATAATTTACTTTATGATTTACTGACTACTGTGTCACCTCACGGCAAAGAGAAGTTGATAAGTGATATCATTATGAAAGCACTTACAAGTGGCACAACCAAACGTAAGAGAAAATTTGATATGCGTATAGATGTCAAAGGTAATCTTATCATTAAGGTGGGAGACTACAAAAAATCTAAGGTCATGTTCAGTTCTCACATGGACACTGTACAACACAGAGTCCCAGTAGACCAGACTGACTTACGTATCACTGATGATGGCATTGTCTATGCATCATATGATAAAGACGTAAACAATTATGTTTACAAAAACAAAGTAATAACCAAAGATGAGATTGGTGACTTGGCTGAAGAGTCTGGCTTTAAATATTCAAACTACATTCTCATGGGTAAAAACAGTAGTAAACGTGTCTATGGTTCAGACAATGAGTTTGATGACTGGCAAGCTACTGACATAGTTGTTGATACTCAAACAGAAGTCAAACCCGTATCAAGTGTACTCGGTGCAGATGACAAACTAGGTTGTTACATTATGTGTAAGTTAATCATGAATGGCACAGATGGTCTGTATGTATTCCACATTGGCGAAGAATGTGGTGGTATCGGCTCAAACTATATTTCTACTCAGACACCAGAGCTTGTCGAAGGTATGAACTATTGTATTGCTTTTGACCGATATGAGTATGGACACATCATCACTCACCAAGCTGGTGGTCGTTGTTGTTCAGATGACTTTGTTGATGGTCTAGCAGGAAAGCTGAATCCTTTGCTCCCTCCAAAAGAGCAGATGTCTGGTAACAGTGGTGGTTCATTTACTGACTCAGCTAACTACACCAAGCTGATACCCGAGTGTACTAATGTTTCTGTTAGTTACAAAAGTCAGCACACAAGTCGTGAGAACTTTGACTTAGTATGGTTCAGAGATATTCTTGTTCCTGCTTTGATGAAGATAACGTGGCATGATTTGCCAGTAGTCAGAGACCCGAACGAGGTGTCCTCCCCCTACAGCTCGAGTTACAGTTCGAAATACCAAGACTCGTTTTCATTCGACAGGTCATACAAATCGAACAAGGACACGAGGTCTATGGTTTCAACAAGGAGCACTCTCACGTTCTCGGAACGTATGAACCAATCTGCAATCGACAAATGCAATCATATTATTGATGATAAGTTTGAAGGATATGACCCAGAAGAAGGTCTGCCACAACACATGAGCTGTAAACAAAAAGTAGATTTTGTTAAATATACTTTTGTCAAAAACAATCTCAATCTTGAAGAGATGGCTGAGATGGTTGTAGATGCAGAAGAAGAAGCCGAAAAAAGAGTTAAAGATGAGGAACTAAATATGTATGGTTTTAATTCTTCTTTTGACGGATATAGGTATTAGTTGCCTCCCACTACCCCCATTGGCTTTTGTCATTGGGGGTATTTTTTTTTATTGACGAAATTTAAAAGCTGTGATATAAGCGAGAAACTTGCCGAGGGGAAAACCCCTAGAGAGGAACACGAAGATGAACATTAGAAATTTTATACAACAAAATGAGCCTATGGATAATAGCTCTAACAGAATTAATTGTCCTGAGTGTGGAGGGAGAAATACGTTTACAATTACTAAAGAGTACGGAAAACTTTTGTGGAATTGTTATAAAGCCTCCTGCAGAATAAAAGGTGCAAAAGATGTAGCTAGAACTAAAGATGACATCAGAAGTTTGGTCAGTTCGCAAAACTATCATTCTATCTATCATCTTGCAGAACATTTCGTTCCAGTTCACAATCATTCACAATCTATGGCTTATTTGACTAGGAATAATTGTATCCACGCTTTAGAAGATAGGCTTGCCAAAATTATGTATGACCCTAAGCAAAATAGGACTGTATTTATAATCCAAGATGATTCACAAATTTATGATGCTATCGGCAGAAGTTTCAGCAATAAAGTTTTGCCTAAGTGGTATAGGTATGGCAACTCATCAAAGCTATTCACTTGTGGTGAACATGACACAGCCATACTTGTAGAAGATGCTGCGAGTGCTTGTGCAGTTTCACAAGTAGCAACTGGTGTAGCACTTTTAGGCACTAACTTAAAAGATGCCGACCTCACACCACTACGTAAGTACAAACACGTTCACATTTGCCTGGATGCAGACGCTACCCGCAAGTCGCTTGACATACACAAGTATTTGTCGTATTTTGTACCTTGTAGTGTAGTTCGTCTTAAAGACGATTTAAAATATTTTAACAAAGAGGAGATTAAGAAATTAGTATGGAACAACAATTAATTAAACTCCTGATGCACAAAGAATTTTTTGATGCAAATAAGACTCGTGTTATGCGTTCAATGTTTCCTAATGAGTTGACAGACTTATATGATACCATTGTGAATGGACATGAGAACTACGAAAGGGACTTATCTTCACAAGAAGTGAGGGAGATATATAGAGTTAGTAATCCAACTGCCACTCGTGCAAAACGAGAAGCTGTGGCTGAGGTATTATATGACATAGATAATTTACCTACTATAGGTTCTGACGTAGCTACTGATGTATTGAAAAAGATGTGGCAACAGGAAATAGGACGTAACATCGCAGATATGGGGCTTGCCATTATGGAAGGCTCACCAGAAAAGATTCACGAGGTAAAGGCACTGCTAGATAAATCAGAGCAAGGCTTTGTACCAGAAGATGATGTAGTGCCAATTACAACTGACCTAGATGAGTTGCTAGAGTATGCACAAAATGAAAACTGTTGGGAGTTCAATGTACCGACATTAGGTAAAGCAGTTCGTGGTGGTAAGGCAGGAGAGTTTATGATTGCTTTTGCCAGACCTGAGATTGGTAAGACTGCTTTTTATGTTTCACTTGTGGCATCACCAAACGGGTTCTGTTCACAAGGTGCAGATGTTCACATCATCACTAACGAAGAACCTGCACGTAGAACTATGCTCCGTGCAGTAAGTGCATACACTGGATTCAGTGAAGAAGATATATATAAGAATCGTTCACAAGCTAAACAAAAGTTTGCAGACATTGCTCCTAACATAACTATGATTGACAATGTAGATGCATCTATTGAGTGGCTTAATAAGTATTGTGAAGATAAGAAGCCTGATGTACTGATTGTTGACCAACTAGATAAGGTTGATGTGATGGGGGCTTTTGCTAGAACAGATGAAAAGTTACGTAGCATATACACAAAGTTTCGTGAGATATGTAAGCGTCATGATTTGTTTGGTATTGGCATCAGTCAAGCTAGTGCTGATGCTGAGGGTAAGACAAGTGTTACTTATGCTATGATGGAGAACAGTAAAACTGGTAAAGCTGCAGAAGCTGACTTAATCGTAGGCATCGGTAAATCTGATATTACTGACAATACTGATAAGAAGAGATACTTAACTATATCAAAGAATAAATTAACAGGTTTCCATGGCAAAATCATTTGCAACTTGGATACAGATTTGAGTAGGTATACAGCATGACAATAACGTATTTAGACGTAGAGACTACATTTGTGGTTGATGAGAATAGGAGAACAGACCCATCACCATTTAATGCAAATAATAAATTAGTATCCGTTCAATATTCACATGATAATGGACCGATACAATTCAAATGGTTTTACCATAAGGACATGGATGAGATGTCATCTGAAATGACTGTGGGAGAATCATTTAATTTAGTGCAAGATGTACTAGATAAAACCACTGTGCTTATAGGTCACAATATTAAGTTTGACTTGATGTGGCTTTGGGAGAGTGGCTTTAACTATGAGGGTCAAGTGTATGACACTATGATTGGTGAATATATTCTGCTACGTGGTCAGAAATGGGGCTTAAGTTTGTTTGACTCCTGTGTACGTAGAAAAGTAGCTTTGAAGAAGTCTGACTTGATTCACAATTATATGAAAGATGGTATTGGCTTTGATGCTATGCCTATGGATGTAGTTCACGAATATGGTGTGGCAGATATTGAATCTACAAAGCAACTGCATCTTGCACAAGAAGAGGTTTTTAAAAATTCACACAACTCACCGATGCGAAAGCATTTGGCGTTGATGAATAAGTTTCTTCCTATCCTAGCTGTGATTGAACGTAACGGCATCAAGATTGACTTCACAACTCTTGAGAAAGTTCGTGTCGATTACGAGATTGAACAGAAAGACCTCAAAGCTAAAATGGAAGAAATATGTCGTGAAGTTATGGGTGATACAAACATAAATTTTGCATCTCCAGAGCAAGTAAGTCAGTTGATTTACTCACGTAAAGTTATTGATAAAAAGAAGTGGGCTGAAGCATTTAATATAGGTCTCAATGAAAAGGGTAAACCTTTAATGCGACCTCGTATTGGATTCCCACAATTTGCGTCAATGATTAAAGCTATGACAACTCGTGTTCACAAAACTAAAGCACAACATTGTCACAAGTGTCATGGTAAAGGAGAGTTCTTCAAAACTAAGAAGGACGGACAGAGATGGAAGAAAGCTACAAAATGTCCTGCATGTTTTGGTGCAGGTTACATTTATATACCTCTTCCTAAAATTGGGGGACTCACTATGAATCCAAGAGATATCATGGATGTGTCTGCCAACGGATTTGCTACTGACAAAACAACACTAGTGAGATTACTAGGAATTGCCAAACATAATGGAAATATTAAAGCACAAGAGTTCCTCAAATCTACTGTAAGGTTAAATGCGGTTGACGTATATTTATCCAGTTTTGTTGGTGGCATATCTCGTAATACTAGAAGTAATGGTTTATTACATCCAAAGTTTAATCAGTGTGTTACTAGGACTACTCGCTTGTCTTCTTCTGACCCTAATTTTCAGAATCAGCCAAGAGGTTCTACGTTTCCAGTGAGGGCTGTGGTTGTATCTAGGTTTGACAATGGCTCTATTCTACAAGCAGATTACAGTCAATTAGAATTTAGGATTGCCGCTCAATTGTGTGGTGATGAAACCATGATTAAGGACATCATGAACGGAAGTGATGTTCACAAATATACTGCCTCAATAATATTTAATAAGCCCGAGGCAGAAGTAACTAAAGAAGAACGTACTGATGCAAAAGCACATACCTTTAAGCCCTTATATGGGGGTACTACGGGTACACCCAATGAGATGCAATACTATAAAGCTTTTGTAGAGAAGTACCCAAAGCTAGGAAAATGGCATGATACTTTACAGACTGAAGCTATATCGACTGGTGTTATTACTATGTATACGGGTCAGCAATTTGCTTTTCCGGATACTAGACGGCTTTCCAACGGAAATGCGTCAGGAGCACCGTCTATTAAGAATTATCCTGTCCAAGGTCTTGCAGGTGGTTGTGTTGTGCCGTTGGCACTCATTCACTTACAAAACGAACTTACAAATAAAAGAGTTGCGTCTAAGATTATTAATACAGTCCATGACTCGATTGTTTTAGATGTATATCCTGGTGAAGAAGAAGTTGTAGCACGTATGACTTATGATGCTATGACTAAAGTAGACAAGCAGTTTGAGGAGCAATACAACGTCAGTTGGCAAGTTCCTTTGGCTGTGGATTTAGAAATAGGTAAAGATTGGTTAAATATGAAAGAATATAACTTGACTAACTCTGCCGAATGTAATATAAATTGATTTCCAAACATCAACAAGGAGTGTAAAACATGGAAACATTACCAGTTGTAAATTCAAATACAAATTTTGAAGATATCGCTAAACTAATAGGACAGGAAGAGCCATCAGGTTCTGCCACTAATATGTTCTATCTAAAAATAAACAGAGACCATGAAGACGATTCGGGTAATTCACTACCTGCAGGTTCTTGGTCTGTGTCGCTACCTGGTACAACAGTGTATGCAAAAGAGATTGACTTTCAAGTCTTTGTTCAAAGATATCAGTATCTTCACTATGATGCTGAGGCAAATGAGATGGTCAATAAATCTGTTATGGCTAAGAATTTATATCCACAAACAGAGATACCTGACATGCTAGGTACTTTCAGATGTGGGTCAGTTCCTGCTAGTCAGAGAGATACTTTGTCAGCTGATAAGGCTTTACAGCAGAAGGAGATTAAATGTTTCCGTATGCTATTTGGTAAAGCTACATTTATTGATGCAGTTGATGAGACAGGTAAAAAGGTAGAAGATGCAGTAGATGTTCCTATTCTATGGAGAGCAAGAGGTAGTAACTTTATGCCTATTTCTGTTCCTATGGATGCTTTGACTGCACAGAAGAAACCTTTTATATTCTATAAACTACGTGCTTCTTTGGATAAGAAGAAGAATGGTGGTTTGGTTTATTATGTTGGTAAATTTGACAATGCTCCCAAGCTAGTCGATTTTACTCCCGAAGACCAAGATACCTTAGCGTATTTTATGGATTACATAAACGGAGAGAACACTAAAGTTATCAAGGAATATGATGATTCACTGCGTAAGCAGGGAAGAATGGTAGACCAAGAAGCCACTACTGTTACCTCCGACGACGTTCTGAATGATGACTTACCTGAGTCATTAACAGGATGAATACCAAACAAGCCGCTATCGTTTCGTTCCTTTCAAAGGCGGTTAAGGGGGAGGCAGAAATGCCTCCTCACATTTTGGACGAGTTTGCAGACAACTGCAGACAAGCATTAAATAAACAGTTTAACGAACAACGTGGAGACTTTAGACTACGTATGAGTAACGTAGGTAAGCCTCTTTGCCAATTACAAATGCAGGCAAAAGGTGTCAAAGAAGATACTCCTACTTATGATTTTAAGATGCGTATGGCAATGGGAGATGTACTAGAGGCTCTTATGATTGCAGTTATACAAGCATCAGGCATAGAGATAAAAAGTAAACATGGTAAAGTAAAATTACCAATTGATAAAAAAAATTCTATTGAGGGTGAATTTGATATTGAATTAGACGATGGCATTTACGATATAAAGACTGCATCGCCTTTTGCTTTTGAAAACAAATTCAAACCTGATGATGCGTATGAAAGAATCAAGAGTTCAGATGCTTTTGGTTATGTTACGCAAGGTCACGGTTATGGTATGGCTAGTGACAAACCATTTAAAGGTTGGATTGCCTTAAATAAATCCACTGGCGAAATAGCGATTGCAGAAGCACAGAACACAAAAAAAGAAAAGGAGGAAGTTCATGCTAAGATACAACACGCTTTTAAATCAATATCTAAAGGAAAGTCTTTTCGAAGGTGTTTCACCGATGTCGAGGAAGTCTTTTATAAGAAATCTACAGGTAATAGGACCTTGGGGATTGAGTGCAGTTATTGTCCCTACAAAACAAACTGTTGGAAAGACCTCGAGTTCAAAAGACAATTACCAAGCAAAGGAAGAAACCCAAAATGGGTCTGGTACACACACATCACGGAAGAGTGGCGTGCTGATGACGCTTCAGTATAAAGGTACTGACGGCTCACCTATTGCAAAAATAATTAAACTAAGCAGAGAGAAAGCAGATGCCTTCATCGAAGAACTCAACAACGAAGTCTCTTTTCCGAGCCTCGAAGCGGAAGGTCAAACAATCACCATCCCAGCAAAAAACATCACCGAAATCCGTATTGAAGAAGAAGATGTCAACGAGGTCAGCAAAGGCAAAGGGAAGAAAGCTGCAGACATGGGTAGCGGAAAAGCTCCTAAGTCTACTTAAACGTGTAACTGAATTGGATATCAAGTCTACCCCTATGGGAGTCAATGGGGTAGATGTCCAATTATCTACAGTTGCGTATAAACAGTTTCCTTATAATATTGAGTGTAAAAATACAGAGAGGATGACTACCATTTATAATTATTATGAACAAGCAATTGGTCACAATAACTCTGGAGAGCCTCTCCTTATTATAAAAATGAATAGACAAAAGCCTCTAGCAATTGTAGATGCAGAACATTTTATGGAAAAAGTCACATGTCGAAAAACGGAATAAAATTAAATAGGGGTGATTCTGCTATTATAATCAGACACTTAGACCAGGGTTTTGATGTAGAGATTTACCATAGTCATGATAGAAATTTGTTGACAGAGGAAGACACTATGTTTTATGCTCTACTCACAAGAGGTATGGTTCGTACTGCTATAACAGATACAGACCAAGTATTAGAAGATGGAAGACTAAGTATAGATGAAGAAACAACTGACTCACAAGTAACAATACATTGATGAGACATATGGAGTACATGAAGATGATGGAAGAAAAACATAAACCTAAACGTAGGGTTATTGGAACTATGACTGCTAAAGTTCACAGCAAAGCAGATTTAAAAGAAGTAGAAAATAAAAAGACAGTTGACATGGTCAACAGTCCTTCACACTATAATGAATTTGGTATTGAATGTATTGATGCTATCCAAGCCGCTACTGGTGAGGGATTCCAAAGCTATTTACAAGGTAATATTATGAAGTATCTGTGGAGATACAGGTACAAGGGCAAGCCCATAGAGGATTTGCAGAAAGCCGAGTGGTACTTAGCTCGATTGATTAGTACGGTGCAGAATGCTAAAGTCAAAAATAACAATTAGGGTATCCGCAGAAGTAGATACAGAAGAGTTCACACTCGACAAAGAAGAACTTCCGTATATAATGGAAGATATGCTAACCGACTTATTTCACGAAATAGTAGGTATGAAAACAAAAGATATAACTATAAAGGTATTAAGATGAAAAGTAACGTAACTCTACCCACGTATTATCAACAATTCATTCATAAATCTAGGTACGCTAGGTGGCTTGATGATGAAAACAGAAGAGAAGAATGGAACGAAACTGTAGACAGATATGTAACCTACATGAGTTCACATCTTTTAAAGAAGCACAATTATACTATGCCTGAGCAAGTTAAAGAGGAGTTGTATGATGCTATACTTCACTCTGAAGTTATGCCCTCCATGAGAGCTATGATGACATCAGGTAAAGCATTAGAGCGAGATAACACTGCAGGATATAATTGTTCTTATCTGCCAGTGGATGACCCAAAAGCATTTGATGAAGCTATGTACATATTAATGTGTGGTACTGGTGTAGGCTTCTCTGTGGAGCGAGACTGTATAAATAAATTACCAGAAGTGCCTGGACTATTGTTTGATACAGAAGAAACTATTATTGTAAAAGATAGCAAAGAGGGCTGGGCTAAAGCTTTCCGTAAGCTATTGGCTTTGCTATGGGCAGGGGAAATACCTAATTGGGACTTATCTTTAATTAGACCTGCAGGGGCAAAGCTAAAGATATTTGGTGGTAGGGCATCTGGACCAACTCCCTTAGATAATTTATTTAGGTTCACAGTGAAAGTATTTAAGGAGGCTAAAGGCAGGAAATTATCTAGTATAGAGTGTCATGACCTTATGTGTAAAGTTGGAGAAGTCGTTGTCTCTGGTGGTGTTAGACGTTCTGCTATGATTAGTTTGTCTAACTTATCTGATGGCAGAATGAGACATGCTAAAACTGGCGAATTTTATAAGACTGAGCCACAGAGACAAATGTCAAATAATTCAGTAGCTTACACAGATAAGCCAGACTCGTATACATTTATGAGAGAGTGGCTTTCCTTAGCTGAGTCTGGTACTGGAGAGAGAGGTATGTTTTATCGTGGAGCGGCTCAAAATAAAGCAGCTGAGAATGGTAGACGAGACTCTAATTATGATTTTGGTACTAACCCATGTAGCGAGATTATATTGCGTCCATACCAATTTTGTAATTTATCTGAGATAATTGTACGTGGTAAAGATACTGTTAAAGATTTAGAGAAAAAAGTTCGTTTAGCTACTATAATAGGTACATTTCAATCTACCCTCACTCACTTTCCATACTTACGTAAGATATGGCATACAAATACTGCTGAAGAGAGGTTGCTTGGAGTATCTATGACAGGTATCATGGATAACGCTATTACTAATGGTAAAGACGCTAAGACTAGCTTGGATAAAGTTTTAACTAAACTTAGGCAAGTGGCAGTAGATACTAATAAAGAGTTTGCTGATTCACTTGGTATTCCACAGTCAACAGCTATTACTTGCGTAAAGCCATCTGGAACAGTTTCACAACTCACAGATTCTGCGTCTGGTATTCATGCAAGACATAGTCAATATTACATACGTACTGTTCGTGGAGATAAGAAAGACCCACTCACACAATTTATGATGGACCAGAACATACCCTGGGAGACTGACGGATGGAGTCAAAGTAATGCTGTGTTTAGCTTTCCTATAAAAGCTCCTGATATGTGTGTTACCAGAGATGATATGTCTGCTATTGAGCAACTTGAGTTCTGGAAGATTTATGCGATGCATTGGTGTGAGCATAAGCCCTCGGTAACTATATCTGTAGGTAAAGACGAGTGGCTTGAGACTGGTGCGTGGATATATAAAAATTTTAATATAGCTTCGGGCTTGTCTTTCTTACCAAGAAGTGATATGGTCTATGAACAAGCTCCTTATCAGGATTGCGATGAAGCACACTATAAAGAGTTTTTAACTAAGATGCCTGAGTTTATTGATTGGACAAAACTTGCTGAGTATGAACAAGAAGATAATACTATAGGTAATCAAACATTAGCTTGCACAGCAGATGCTTGTGAAATAGTTGATATAGTTAATTAGGAGATAATATGGCTACTGTTGACAGATTCTACGTACAAGGTCAAAAAGACTTTTACAGAACAAGGAAGACTAGGTCTATTATACATGAGTCCACTAATCCATTTAGCCCCTCTTCTTTTAGAGGGAAAGAATGGTTAAGAGGATTTAACAAAAGTTACTTTAATAACAAGGAGAAAATGAGTGCGAGAGCTAATAATAAACGCCCTAAAGTCTAAGCTAGTAGGGCAGATGAATGGGCATGCCGCTAATATAGAGGTTATGCTTACTAACCCCGTAGGCTTAGGCGACCACGCTAATTTGATTGACACTATAGGAAAAGAACTGCAGGCGATGTCAGATATAAATGGTCAACTAAATACTTTAGTTAGGTACTATGAGCCTCCTAAAGAGCAACAACAACCTCAAGAAACCAAAAAGGATAAATAATGGAGCCTTCTGTAGCAGACCGCAAGAAATTTGACTTAGACTTACAATATGGAAAAGTACGCGAACAACTTGTGGCAGATATGTTGCAGGATAAAAAGATTGAGGTTAAATCCGAACGAGACATATGGCAAAAAAGTGGTAACATTGCCATAGAGTATGAGTCTTATGGTAAACCATCAGGTATTAAAGCAACAGAATCCGACTACTGGTTTCATAATCTTTGTATTGGTGATGAAGTATATGCCAGTGTTGTCTTTAAGACTGATGTGCTCAAACGTATTATAGATTCACTAGATTATCTTCGCTCTGTTAAGGGTGGGGATAATTTAGCTTCGCGGATGTACTTATTAAATTTACAAAAACTATTTTCATCAGATGTTATAAAAGCATTTAAAGAAGGGAACAAAGATGGCAAAAATAGAAAAACCACAAAGTCAGGTGTGGAAGAATGCACAAAGATACAAAGCTAGATTCTTTGAGTCTCGCTTCCCTCTTTGTGGCACGTACTTAGTGTACGTAGTAGAAGGTAGGAAATGGGCAAGAATATCTCAAGGGGATTTAGTTACTAAGGATAATAGAAGTGCCCTAACTAGATTTAAAATGAGTAGAAAGGACTGGGATAAACTCCCATCAAAAGAAAAATATGACGATAGAGCCGTGGCAACTGTGGCTATTGATAGCAGTAACAATTAATACAATAATTAATTTAATAGTATTCTTTAAAGGAAGAAAAATAAAAGATGTCGATAAAAAAGATTGAACTTGTGAACGATTTAGAATTAGAGCTTTCATTAACTTTAAATGGTATCGGTGCTATAATAGCCCCCGAGAATGAAGACCCTTCTTTTTGTGAATATACGTGGGATGAGATTATTGATGCTCTTATGGAGAGCCACACGATTGCCGTTCTTAGAAAGAATGATGTACGTATCAGTGGTAGCAGTAAAGATTTCTTAGTAAGAGTTGCAAAACAAATGCGTTCACAAGCTCACAAGATAGAGCAGAAGTTAAATAATATGGAAGTTATAGAGCACTGTTAAGTGCCGCCCATCTCTTCTTCGTTT